GGCCCGGAGCACTTCCAGGTTGATCTGCCCGGTGGCGTCGGAGGCGCTGGCCATCACCGTCGCGAAGGACGCGGCCACGAAGGTGATGAGCGAGCGGAGCGAGGCCTCGAAGGAGTCGGGGTTCCAGAAGAAGGCGCGGAAGAGTCGCTGGAAGAAGGGGAACACGTTCACTCCTTGGGGAGGCCGTCGAGGACGAAGGCCCGGAAGCGAGGGAAGAGGCGCAGCCCCATGTACGTGAGGCCGATGCCGAGAGTGACGCCGAATCCGAGAGCTAGAGCCATGCCGTCTCCTTTCACGTGATGCTGCCGTCGCCACGCATGCGCGCGGCGAGTCTCGCGGCGCGTGGCCCTACCTGCTGCGCCCACTTGCTGGCGAGCATCGAGGCTGCCGCGTCGGTGAAGTCGCCCAGGAATATCGCCCCAAGCGTGTTACGGAAGGTCATCAACTTCGCGAGGCCGAGGTTGAAGCACATGTTGGCGAGCACCCGCTGCCGGTCCTCGTCGAGCTTCCGCCACCAGGGCAGCGCCTTGTCGAGGTCGGCCTCGACGCGCGCGATGTCGGAGGCGAGCATTGCGCGGGCCTCCGCCTCGGAGATCCCCACGTCGTCGAGGTTGCGGCCGATGCCGATGGTGGTCTTGCCGACGCTGTCCTTGTAAGGAAACAGCCGCAGGCCCTCGTCGCGCTCCAGCTCCGCCATCAGAAGGGGAACGTTCACGATCCTTCCTCCAGGTCATCGCCCTGCCTTACCTGTACCATCCGTTCTAGCCGCTCGATGCGCTGCTTCAGGTTCTGGTATTCGCGCGACGTGTGTGTGCTCAACCTCGACGCCCGCATCACTTCCGTCCCCATCCGCGCGCCGAGTCCCACCAGGCGCCAGGTGATGGCCAGCGACCACCCGAGCCCAAGCACCAGCCCGGCCAGCACGCCCGCCACCCGGTCGAACCAGCGCACCACCTCCGCCTCGGTCATCCCGTCACCGAGTCCCCGTGGCGACGGTGGCTGTGGTTCGCCGCCGCCTCCAGCCGGTCGCGCTCCCTCGTCTCCAGGCCGCCGACGCGCCGCTCTATCTCCTGGAAGCGCACCACCCCGCTCGCGAGCTGCTCCGAGTGCTTCCCCACCGTGCCGGCCAGTTGCCGGGTGTCAGTGGCGATCTCCATGAGCTTCTCGTCCTGGGCCCGGAGGTTGCGCCGCAGCGACCACCCCAGCACCCCGAGCACCACCATCATCCCGGCGGTGACTGCGCTGAGAGCCAGCTTGAGGTTCTCGAGGTCGTTCACGACGTCAGCACCCCTTCCGCCTTCTTCGCCATGGTTGCCACCTCCTCCCTTCCCCACTCGACCCGGACCCGAGCCTCGGCCAGCCGGCGGGCCTCGTCCTCGGGGATGCCCCCGTCCACCACCATGATGGCCAGCCGCTCCGCGTAGGCCTCGGCCGCGGGAAGAGGCCAGCGGAACACTTCGGGCGGAAGGGTCACAGCGCCCCGTACCCGGTTAGCACCCAGGCGCTGCCGTTGTAGGCCACGTCCACGAAGGCCGCCGTGGCGCTGGGGATCGTCTTGAGCCCACCCACATCGAGCGTGAAAGCGCCCAGCCCGGTACGGACCACCCGGAACGTATCGCCCTTCGTTGCGCTGGTGGTGGAGAGCGTCACCGTTCGATTCGCGGTCAGGGCGGTAGCGAAGCGTTGCATCTCCGCATCCACTCCCGCCTGAATGGTGACACTGTTATCGCCCCTATCGGCACTCACCGATCCGGTAAAAGCTGCGTTGACGGTCCCAGAGAGAGAGTTCGACTTCCCGGTGGGGAGGCGGTTCTCGTAGAGAGAAACCACCGACGCAGCGTGAGAGGTGATGTTGTTCGTGTAGGGCGTGGCCGAGGACTTCACCACGTTGCGCCTGACGATGTGTTCACCAGTGGTGAGGTACATGACCGAGTTGAGGTCGGCCGACCCGCCACCAGCAGTCGAGGGCTCTACGATGAGGTTGTCTTCGATGATCGCGACGTAGGACGTTGAGGCCAGCGCGACGTGGAGCGCGGTCTGGGTGGTGTTGTAGATGGTGTTTCCGGCGATGCGCCCGTTCCGGTTGCGCACGTCACTGCGGATCCCGAATGTGGCGACCCCGTTCACGGTGTTCCCGCTCACCAGCCAACCATCCGCCTGGTCGATGCGGATGCCCTCGCTGCCGCTCGTAAAAATGGCGTTGTTGGCGATGACCACGTTGTGGAAGAAGTAGGACAAGCCAGCCTGCGCCGGGATGACGATGATCCCAACCTGGCCGCTGCCCTTCACCGTGTTGCCGCTGATGACGACGTTGTTGCTGTCCTTCGTGGCGTTGCTGGCGATCTGGACCTTGATCCCGTTCTGCCCCACGTCGGAGATCACGTTGCCGGTGATGGAGAGGTTAACCGTGTTGTCAACGTACATCCCGTGCTGACCGACGATGCCCTCGATGACGTTTCCGTGGATGCCAAGGTCGGCCCAATCGTTGCCGATGAAGATTCCCTGCGCCGCGTCCCGGATGATGTTCCCGATAATGCGAGCGCCGGAGGAGTTGGTGCCCGCCGACTGGGCATCGATCCCGAAGTTGTAGTTGGACCCTGCGGTCAGGCCGCCGGCCGAGCCGATTCCGATGATGGTGTTGCCCTCGATGAGCACACCCCGCGCATCGCCGTTCCAGCGGATGCCGTCGCAGCCCCAGCCCTCGATGCGGTTCCCCACGATCCGGGCGTAGTCCGCCCCGGTGTTGAGGCGAATGCCGGTCGCGTTGGTGATGCCTGCGCCAGACCAATCGGAGCCCCCCCGGGAGTTGTAGAGCCACAGCCCCTCGATGGTGACTCTAGCCGCATTGATGGCGATGCCCTGCTGTGCTGCGCCGCTCTGCACGATCTTCGCGCCGTGCCCCAGGAGGCGCACGCCCGCCACGTTGATCGGAATGTTGGAGGTGACTGCGTAGGTCCCCATAGGCAGTGTGAGCGTCTGGCCGGAGGTGAGCGCAGCAGCCGCCGCCTGGATCGCTGCCGTGTCGTCGGTCACCCCGTCCCCTGCGGCGCCGTAGCTTTTGACGTTGATGTATCCGCTCGTGTGCACGTCGATCCGGTCGACGTCCGACTGACGCCCGTAGGGAGACCCCACGGGAGAGGTGCCGCCGTAGACGGCGTTGGAGTTCACGTGCGTCACGGAGTCGGCTCCCGGCCGCTGACGGCCTGGCGGTAGGCGGGGTCTCGCTCGTAGAGCTTCGCGTGTTCGGCGGCGACGCCACCGGGGCCAGCCTGGGCCTCGACCTTGCGGAGCCAGTCCGCATAGGTCTTGGTCTGGGGCGTGGCGTCGAGGCGCTGTAGGATGGAGGCGGTAGACGTGGCGGGGGGCTGCGGAGTACCCTGCGCGGGTGCCGACGTGGGTGCGTCTCCTGCTGGTCCTTGGGCTACTGACGCTGGAGTGCTATCGGCCGCAGAGGGCGCGAAGCGAAGCGCCGGAGCCTCCTGGCCAACCAGCGCCCCGATGCCAGCCGGGGGAAGACCGCTCTTCGCCACCGCGCCAGACCCCAGGCCCGTAAGCGGCTCGTACATCGCCTTCTGCCACGAGGGGTGCTGCACCATCCGTCCGAGCGCCTGGATGGACGGGCTAGCGCCGCGACCCGCGAGCATCCCGACGCCAGCGCCGGCGGGCCCCCCGATGGCTCCGCCGATGACGCCACCGGCAGCCGGGATCCAGTACCGCTTCAGACGGGAGTACAGTTGCTCCTTGGCCGTGGCCGGGGAGAGAAGCTGATCGGACCGCTCCGCGATGTCCTGGGGGAGCGACTGTTGCAGCCCGGCCACCTGCGCCTCCTTGGCTGTAACCTTGCCCGCGGCTCCAGGGGCGGTGCCGAGGACGCGCTCCGCCGCCTTGTTGACCACGTCCGCGTATTCCGGGGTCTGGCGGAACTGCTCCAGTAGCTTCCGGTTGGCGGGTGACAGGGCGCCGCTCGCCTCCTCATCGAGGAGCCGGATCACCCACTCGACCTTTCGGTTGAGGTCCTGGGAGGCTCCGCCGAGGCTGCTGGTGGCGGACTTCAGTTCCGCCGCCTTCTCGCCCGCGGCCTGCGCCAGTGTCTTCGCCTCCGCGGCGTCCACCTTCCCGCGGGCGTAGGACCCGATCTTGCCCAGCAGGTAGGGGGCCAGTTTCGCGAGCCCGCCGGAGACGGTCCCTCCGATGCCTGCCGCGCTGGCGATCTCTCCGGCGGATGCGTCAGGGGTCGCCGCCTTGAGGCCACCGGACATCAGCGCCCCAGAGATCGCCGCAGGGAGGGCTCCGGGCAGCGCGGCGCCGGCCATGCCGAGCCCTACCGCCCCGGCGCCCAGTGCGTCCCGCGTGGTACCCGAGTGCCTGCCCCCAGAGGCTGCGGATGCGGCCGCAAGCCGGGCGTCCGTCGCCGGGTCACCGGTCAGGGCACCGACCGGGATGTTGCTGGTGTCGGGGAATGAGGAGGGCGCAGCCTGAACGTCTCCCATCCCGACGCGGGCGGGCTCCGCCTTCGGCGCTCCACCGGACGCCTTGATGAGCCCGGCGATGTGCTGGGCAAGCGCGGTGTCTCCGGCCGCGTCTGCGGCCCGGAGGTCTTCCATCATCTCCGCGGCGGACGGGGTGGCCATCACTCAAGCCCGTACTTCTTGCGAAGGTTGGAAGTGGCAGGGTCGGCGGCCGGAGCGGAAGGCGCGGCGGGCGCCTCGTCCGGCTGAACGAACGGCAACACCACGTCTTCCGGGTTCGCTCCCGACTTCCGGGCAAGGCCCCGGTACGGCTCCGCAAGCGACTCGTACCGCTTCATCTGCGCCTGATAGGTCGTGGTGGCTTCCGCCTTCAAGGCGTCGCGCACCGACTGCGGGAGCTTGTCGCCCTTGAGAAGCGAGTTGTAGACGTTGCCCAGCTTGGCGAAGGCGCCGCCCGCGTTTGCCGCAGTGGCGTACTCCCCCTCTCGCACCGCAGACCCCGGGTCGAGGATCTTCATGAACCCGTAGACAAGCGCGATGTCGCCGGCCGGCGTAGGGCTCGCGGTTCGCACCTTCTCGTGGGAGGAGGCGATCTGCTGAGCGTCCTTGTAGACTTGGTTTCCCTGGAACTCCTTGCGCAGATCGGTGGTGACGTTCTTGGCCTTCTCGCCCTTCTGCGCCTCCAGTTTCTTCGCGTCGTCGAGTTGCTTGAGCAGGGTCCGCGCTCCCTCTTCCGTCGTCTGCGGAGGGAACTGGAACCCGTACTCCTTGGCGACCGCCTGCGCGGCCGGAGTCACGGGACCGGCAAGCCCCTTCTTGATGGCGGAGTCCGCCGCGGCGCCGGGCGTCTCGGCTGCCGTCTTGGCGGTGCTGGCGATGACCTGTGGGATCTCCACCCCGATCTTCCCCGTCTCCGCACCTAGCTTCCCGATCTCCGCCCCGGTCTTGCTGGCGTCCAGGTTCCCCTTGCGGATGTCCATCGCACGCTTGATGGCCTCCATCGGGTCGATGGTCGCGGCCCTCGCCGCCTGCTGCTGCTCGAGGTAGCGCCGCACGTTCTCGTTGATCGGCGCGACCCGCTCCGGCATCCGGAATCCACGACCCGCGAACGCGTTGGCAGCAGAGCCCAGCACGGCCTGGCGCTGGGCGTCCTCACGAGCTGCCGCGTCCGCATCCTGCGCAGCGACGAACTCCGGCGGAGGAGGGCCGACCTTGGGACCGGACAGAACGCTAGCGGGGATGTCCCCGTAGTTCTTTCGCAGGTACTCCTCGACTTCGGGAGGAAGCGGCATCTCTATTGCTCCCTGGGCCACTCTGGAATCGCTGCCCTATCGTCTTCCTTCTTCTTGTTCGGGAAGAAGTAGTCACCAGCAAGGTACCCCGCGGCTGCACCACCCCCGCCGAACATGTCCCGGGTTCGCTGATCCTGAGCCGCAGCCGCGCCTGCCTGCTGACCGTAGACGCCCGCGGTGGCCTGAGCCTTCGCGCCCCGCTGCGACGCGTTGAACCTGGAGATCGCGTCGGCCGCGCCGGCACGCTGCCCGGCCATCCCGCCCCAGCCCTGGAGAGCCTGGAGGGCACGCCGCTGCGCCTCGCCCGCCTGCTGAGCCGCGTACCCGTGCTGAGCCTCGGTAAGGTTCTGGTTGGCCTGCATCCGGGCCGCGAGCTCCGCGCCGCCCCCGCCCTGCCCGCGCGCCGCGAAGTTCTGCATCAGGGCGCCCTGCTGACCCCGCGCCTGCCGAGCCGCAGCGTTCGCCGCAGCCTCCTGGGTCATGCGGTCCGCGGTGGACATGCCGCCGCTCTGCGCCTCGTTGCGCATCGCTGCGAGCGCAGCGCCGTAGTCCTGATCGGTCCCGTAGGCGGAGGGACCCGCCTCCCAGTTGGCACCCTGGATGGCCTCCAGGGCCCGCCGGAGGGCCTCCTCCTCGCCATCCCCGCCACCGAACAGGTTGCCGAGGATGCTTCCGCCGACGCTACCCAGCGCCGCCATGCTCAGGGGGTCCATCTAGCGCCCTCCCCTTCCGGTGTACGGGGCCCCACCACCGCCCCGAGGGTTGCCCTGCCTGCGCCGAGCCTCCTCGGCCGGGTCCGTGGTGCCCGCGGGGACGTCAACGAAGGCCCGGGTAGTGGGCGGATCGAGCGTGTCGCGGATCGCGTTCTGGGCGTTGTCCATGCTGCCCTGTAGACGACTGGCCGTGTCGCCCCGTCCCATCGCGCCCTGCATCAACCACGCGTCGAGGTTGCGGCCCATTCGACTACCACCCTGCGGCAGGAGGGCGGACAGGCCAGAGGTGTCGCCGCCAATGAGCGCCCGCGCGTCGCCCGCGGCGGAGTCATAGGCCCCCTGCGCTGCGTCCATACGGCCCTGATCGATGACGTTGTGGGTCGAGGAAGAGGGAGGCGCGTAGCCGAGACCGCCGAACCCCTGGCCCTGCGGCAGGCCGTTAGTGAACCCGCCCGGCGTGGTCGTGGTCTCCTGCCGGACCGCTCCGCGCGCCTGGTTGCCCGCGTCCCCGAGGCGCTGGCTGATGCTGTCCGCGATCCCGGAGAGCATCTGATCTCCGGCGCCCTGGTTGGCAGCGAAGAACGCGCGGATGTCGTTGACGCCACCGGCCGGGGCGGTAGGCGCAGCCGTCGGGCCCGGAGCAGCGCCCACGGGGGCATCGGCGGTCAGGGCCGAGGGTCCGCCAGACGCCAGCGCATCCGGCTTCCGGCCCTGCGCGAAGAAGCGAGACAGGTACGCCATGCTAGTTCCCCCAGATGAGCAGCCGAAGCGTGTACTTGTGCGCGGCGGTCAGGCCGGTGATGCCCTCGATGACGACTTGGCCCTTGTCCTCGCGCCAGTCCACCCAAGGAGCCCCGCCGATGCCCGTGGGCGCGTTGCGGTTGGTGATGTCCCGCCCGTAGATGACGGTCACGCCCTGCGCCTTGCGCCCCGTCGGAAGCTTCAACTGGACGGAGAGCGTCGGGGCCGAGCCGTCAACGTCCACATCCACGACCTGGGCACACTGGTTCTCCGCCAGCGTCAGGCCACGGTTGAGGGCCGCGCTCACGCCCGTCCCGAAGCGGTTGATTGCACGGAGGAGCGCATCCGCCTCCTGGTAGTCCGCCAGGAGGTCCGCGAAGTCCTCGCTCTTGAGGGCGATGGTGGGCGCCTTGGCCATCAGCGCCCCACCCTCGTAGACCCGGGGTTGAACACGACGCTCAAGCCTTCCAGCTCGTAGGTCATCCCCGCGTTCGCGTGCGAGAACTTCACGAGGAGTTGCGACCCGCGCGCCTTCTCGAGCGGCACCAGCGCCCGGATGACCGTGGGGCCTCGCGCGGAATCGACCCCGTAGTCGGTCCCGGTGAGCGTGATCGTCTCCTCCGCCGGGGAAACGTCCGTGGCGAAGGAGATCGATGCGGTGGTGAACTGCACGGACCGGAAGTGCAGCGCGACTTCCCGGAAATGATGCCGCCCGCCGGGGTTGCCCCCCACCTTCGGACTCCACTTGACGACGGTTGGGATCGCCGTCGCGGTGCCGTCCGTGAAGTCCGCTGAGGAGGAGGTCTTGCGCTCCTGCCAGACGTTCGTGCCGTCGACCATGTAGAGCCGGTCATCGGCCGGGTTCACGACCCCGTGATAGAAGCCCGTCACGCCGGTCGGAGGAAGCCACCGCTCCCAGGAGTTGGTCCAGGAGTCGAACACGAACGCTTGCTTCGCCACCGTGTCACCCGCAGCCGCGGGAAGCCACAGGATGTACTTGTGCGCCGAGTGGTACGCGATCCCGAAGGCTACGGCCTCCGTCGTCGCCTTGACCGCTGGGGCGATCAGCGGCTCCAGGCTGGAGTAGATCGGGGTGCTGATGATCTCGACCCCGGACTCCGTAACCTTCGCTACGCCCGAGTCAAGGAGCCCGAACACCGCGTTTTCAAACGCTACCAGCGACTCCGGTGCCGGGCACGACATCGTCGGGTCAACGGGCTGCACGTCCCAGACGCCGCCGGTGCCCGTGACGCGCCAGATGCCGTCGTCCTTGAAGACGAAGAGCGCGTCCCGGGTGGCGACGAGGCGCCGAAGTTCTGCGCCAAAGCCGCCGACATCTGCGTAGTTCGTGAGCGGAACGGCCCCCGCCTCGCCTGGACTCGACCAGTAGAGCCTAGACGGCCGGGCCTGCGCGTACACATTTCCTGGCGTCTCCAGCCAGCACGTCGCACGCGACACCGCCAGTTGCACGCCCTGCGCAAGCGACTTGGACCCGGCAACGCGGACCACCATTCGCCCCGGCGACTCGTCGCTTTCCTGAAAAGCCACGGGAGTAACGCCGGCCGTGGTCGTGTTCGCGTTGATGACGCGCACTAGGGAGGCAACGGTAGCCTCCACGTTCGCCGCCGCAGTCCCACCAGTGGTGAGCAGAAAGGTCTTGGTTGTGTAATTTTCCGCCGCCCCAGCCGTGAAGGAGATCACCCCAAGCGTTACCGTATCCCCGGATTGCAATCCGGACGGGGCGCCAACGCTTAGGAGCGTCAAGGACTGCTCCGCCGCCTCCACTACGTTCCCGTAGAAGGTGGACCCGCGAAACAACTCTATGTGATACGCGGTGGGCGGCTGGTACTTTGATGCTAGGATCCCGCCCTGCGAGGGAGCGACGTAGATCGTCGCCCCCATCAGGGCTTCCGGCACGTTGTCGGTACAAACGGCCTCGATGAGGCGATGGGCTCCATTGGTGCCGGACTCGTTGGCTCCAACGCTGGCAAACGACATGGTCGTAGACGTGACGCCCGTCAGCGTGAAAAAGCCGGTGGCCGGAGCACTGGTCAGTCCACTCGCATAGATCACGTCGCCAACCGCAAACCCGTGAGCCGTTGCTGTGGTGATGGTGACTACGTTCGTCACTCTCGATACGGTTTCCCCGGAAGCCACGTATGGGAGCGTGACGGTGCGCTCTTGAACAAGTTGCATCTCCTCGCTTGGGGTTGCCCCTACCGCAACCTCAGCCGACCGGTAGAGGGATGCCTTTAACCCCGACGCTCCGTAGTTGGACGGGGCCCCGATGCTGACAGTGATGTCCTTTGCGCTTCCGCTGGCGTTGGAGACCGTGAACCGCGACGATGGCGCGCCTTCCCGGGTGGTCCCGTCGCTACGAACCGCACTCCACACGGCCCGGTAAGCAACGTCCTTGTTGTTGGCAACAGCGGTCCCGGTGCCAGCCGCCAAGGCAAGTTTCAGATACGTTCCAGCGGGACCACCGGCCGGGATAAGCGCGGATCCAAGCGCCGAAGCCGCCCAAACCGAGTCGTAGCCGCTAAAGATCGCCTCTCCGTTGTCTCCCGTAACGTGGCGGGTCCGATCTCCGGGAAATGAAATGTTGCCGTTTGCGTCGTTCCAAGCCGTCCATGTAACTCCATCCGATGATCGATACCTGGCGGGCGTCATAACCACGCCCAAGGAAACAGAATCCATGACCAGGCTTCCGCCGTAGGCAGCAAGCCTCGCAGCGTGACCAGTAGTCAGAGCGGCGATGCCCGATGCCCCGTGCCTCGGTTCGATGACCCCTTCTTTCGAGATCACCACGTTGTCGGCCTGCGCAAGCGCGCCGTCAGGCACCTCTCCCAACTGGTTGGGGGAGGTGTACAGGCCCTTCGCGGTCACGGTGACTTGCTGGGCCACGTCAGGATCCCCGCAGGCGAGTAGGAACAGGCATGGAAGCCACCGGGTCACCAGCTCAACCTGAACGGGCTGCCGCGGTTAACGAGCCGCTCCACGTTCCCGGGCACGCGCGGGGTGATGATCTTCACCGCATCCGCTTCCATCCGGGCCAAGACGGAAGCGCAGCTCTGGAGGTTCTCGTTGTCCCCCATCACTTCAAGGCACCGCATCGCAACGCGCCTGGCGAGGAGCGGGTGAAGCTCGACGGGGATCTGCGGGTAGTTCCCCTCCCCAGCCAGCGCCACCACGTCGCCGGTCACGAGGTCCGCGGGCAGCGTGTCCGTGAACGTCAGCACACCCCCGGCCACGGTTGCGGACAGGTCGATCCCGAGGTGCTCAAACCCGGAGCGGCCCCGGAGGAGATCGTAGCGAGCGGTACTGGAGAACGTACCGGGCGCCGACGACACCGTGACCTGCTTGGTGCCGGTGTTGATGTTGGAGATCGTGCCGACGGCCGTCGAGGCAACGAGGGTGTTGGGGCGGATGTGGTACGTCATCCGCAACGCGGTGCCGATCTGGCTCACGTTGTTCGGGTCATCCACCACCAGGGACAGGATGTTGCCGTCTAGGTAGAAGCCAGTGCTCGCTCCCTCGAGGTCGTCCCTGGAGATGCGAGGGAACTTAATCAGCCTGCTCTGCGGGCTGATGACCCACACCGTGCGCAGCGACGTGCCAACCGCGCGAGGCGGGATCCGGTACTCCGTCACCCCGTTCTGGAGGAGCACGTCGTAATGGGCGATGAAAAAGTCCTCCCGCTGCGACGTGACGAGGGGGACGACGTAGGTCAGCAGCTCCTCGTTGGCGATGCGGAGAAAGTCTGCCGTCTGAAACGTGGCCTGCGCGGTGGGGATCGAAGCGTAGAGCTTCGCGGAAGCGATCAGGTCCTCAATGAGCCAGGCCACTGCGCCTCCCTAGTTTGCGCCGAAGCGGTACCGGACTCCGTGAACGAGGATCCGAACGGTCGAGGCCGCGCCGCCGGTCCCCGTAGCCGAGAACTTGGGAGTGACCGGGCCCAGCGCGACCGCGTTGGTCACGCCCGACGCCGGGACCGCCCCGAACACCGCAGGCGACTTCCCGGCGATGGCTACCGTCACGGAGACGGCGGGGAGCGCCGTTCCCGCGACATCGCAGGGAGTGACGGAGCACCCCGTGGGCGCTGCGGCGCCAGCGCCAATGAACCACACGGTGATCTCATCGTAGTCCGACGCGTCGAGAACCCCGGTGGACACCGCCCCGGCGCTGGTGCCGGTCGTGTCGTAGATGGTGTGGGTCGAGCGGGCCATCACTCCACCTCGTTCGGCTCGGAAGCCTCGGGCGGGCCCTCCGCGTCTTCCTCCATCTTCCCGGTGCGCAGCTTGCGCTCCGCGTCATCGACCGCGGCGCGGATGGCCTCCAGAGCGGAAGCGATCGGGTCCTTCTCGGGAGCGGGAGCGACCTGAGCGGCGGGCTTCGTTGCGAAGGGGAACGGCATGGTCCCTCCTAGGCCAGGCTGTAGGTGGAGGGGTTGCCATCGTTGCCGGCGCCGCTGGCGAGCTTGCCGGAGCCGGTAGCGCTGGCGCCGGTACCGGTCACGGTCACGGTGCAGCAGTTCCCGAAGATGCCGGGCACCAGGGCGGTCAGGACGAAGGTGTTGGTTGCGCCCTTGCTCGCACGAACGAGCTTGTTGACGGTGGTGTTGGCGTTGATGTCCGCAACGGCCTGCGTCGCGGTGCCGTCCTGGGAGGTCGAGAAGGCCGTGGTGACGGTCGTGCCGTTGATGACCGTACCGAGGGAGCCCGAGGTGGTGGCGGTCACGGTGCAGGAGGCGCGCACCGCGTCGGTGGCCGAGCCGCCGATGACCGCGGAGCCCGAGTAGGAGCCGTTCTGAAGGCCGCGCAGAAGGCCGGAGAGGGCCTCCAGGTTGTCCCGGGGATCGTCCTTGGTGTTGATGCCGAGATCGGCCGCGTTCCAGACCCCGGAGAGCGTGACGACGATGGAAGCCATGTGTGGATCTCCATGTGCGACCGGGGAGGCCAGCCGAAGCCAGCCTCCCCGATCACTCGGTCACTACGGGTTCACGATGTTGGTGAACAGGACGTACTTGGCGGGCTCGGGCAGGAACGGGGCGTAGTCCGAGTAGCTGCGGAACTCGAACCCGTTGGCGTCCGGGATGAGGGTGAACATCTCGCCGCGGCCGGGCACGTCGAAGGTGATGTCCGTCGACCCCACCTTCTTCGGCTTGGCAGCGCCCACCGGGACCGCGAAGGCGTGGCCGCCCATCACCATCGGGTGCGGAACCACGGTGGCGATGCCGGGACCGAACACGTAGCTGACCTTGCCGGCGCCGTTCTTGTACTCCTCGGGGCTGTACGAGCTGTCGAGCATCCGGGCAGCGGCGAAGGAGTCCACGATGCTGGGGAAGGTGTCGGTGGACACGTAGAGCTTCACGTTCTCGTCCAGCGCCGCCTTGGCGATGGGCTTCTGCATCCCGGCGACGACCTTGCCGAAGGTGAGGGCGCCCGAAGCGCAGGAGTGCTGCGAGGGCCGCCACAGGGTGTTGGTGTTGGAGATGTTCCACACGGTGGTACCGGCGGCGACTGCGGAGACGTAGTGCAGGCCGGTGGCCTCGGCCAGGGTGGCGAGCGCGGCGCGGGCGCCGGCGAAGGCGAGCGTGGTGTTCGCGGCCTGCGCCTGGATGGCGGTGGTGCCGGTGGTGGTGCCGGTGAGCACGACGGCCCGGTTGTCCGGGTCGACGCTGGTCACGGTGAAGATCGCGTCCGCGCCGGACGAGATCAGGGCGCCGGTGTCGGTGCGGAAGGCGTTCAGGGTCGCGCCCTCCTCGCCAGCCCACAGGCCGGTAGCCCAGGTGGCCGCGGTCAGGGTGATCGTGGTGACGGTGCTCGAGGTGTTCGCCATCGAGGCCGAGACGCCCAGGCCCAGGGTCGAACCGCCGTAGAGCATCTCCTTCTCCTTGCGGAGAACGTGGCTGCTCATGTTGCTCTTGAGCGTGAGGCCGATGGTCTGCTTGAACGCCTTGGTGCTCCCTACGGCCTTGGTCGCGGCGCGCATCGAGATGCGGCTGCGCAGCGTGTTCTCCACACCCTGGAGCTTCGCGTCGGCCATGCTGAGCGCGACGGAACTGGACAGGGTGTAGGCATCGCCGCTCGACCCGCCGTAGGTGTAGCCCTGCTCTCGAGTGAGGAGGACGGGCTGGTGGTACTCGTTACCGACGCGCTCGGCCTCGGTGAGCTCGCCAGCCTCCTTGATGAGCAGCGCCATCTCAGGGTACAGGACCTTGAGATCGCCGTAGACTTCCTTGAAGTTACCGGTGAGCTGCGCGGTTGAAACGTTGGTAGCCATGGTGTTACCTCAAAAGCAAAGCGATTGACTTCATCACTCGCCTTCGGGTAGCCCGGCCAATCCGCGCGCCCTTCTGCGATGCGGCCCCGTCGATTCCCTCCCCGGATACGCACACGGCCCCGAAAGGCTTGGCGGCGCCCCGGGATTGAATCCACGAGACACCGCCAATCTACCACGCGTCCTGTCAGGCCCTTCGGGAGCGTCCTACCCGTACTTCTCGCGCCACTCCTGCTCCGTCATCCACGAACGCCCCTTCTCCTTCGCCGCCGCCGGCTGCTGAGTCTGGGGCCGCTGCGGCTCGCCCTTCTGGGAGATCGAGTAGCGGAGGAGCCCGTCATAGGCTTCCTTCCCGAGCAACTGGACGAGGCGCTCCGGGGGCATCTTGCCGAGCATCTGCGCCACAGGTTCCACCAGGCCACGCTGGGAGTCCCTGACGGCAGCATCCACGTCGAGGGGCAGGCCGTACCGCTGCTGTGCCTGCAACTCGTCCACCACGGCCCGCACGGCAGCCGGGGTGCGGGGAAGCCCCGCCTTCTCGATGGCCCCGAGGATCATCGGCTCGAGCTTCCCGCGAACCTCCGTGACCTGGGCGGCGAGCTGCGCTTCCTTGGCCTCCGACTGCTGACGCTCGAACTCCTGCCGCTGCCGCTCGAACTCCTGGCGCTGGGACTCGTACTTCTGCTGTTCCGGGGTGAGCGCGGCCATCTGCTGTTCGCGCTGCAACTCGGCTAGCAGGAAGTCTTCCGCGTGCTTCCGGTACGCGGCCTCGTCCATGCCCAGCAACTCACGGGCGATGGCCCTCGGGTCCTTGCTGGCCTTCAACTTCTCGACGCGCTCCGCTTCCTTCCGGGCAGCCTCGAACTTCTCGTAGGCTGCCTTCTTGAGCTGCGATCCGTTCAGGAGATCCTGCGCATCGATCCCGAGAGCCTTGGCTGCGGCGTCGATCGCGTCGGCGGGGATGGACTCCTCCCGCCCGTTGATCTTCCGCTTGTACGTCTTTGGCTCAGCGGGCTTCTGCTCTGCGGCCTTCTGCTCTCCCCCGGGCGAAGTCGTCTCGCCTGTCTTGCTGTCCTGAACGACGGGGGCTGCCTGCGACTCGGTTCCGCTTCCTGCTGACGACGCCCCGCCGGTATCGGTAGGGGTAGCCGCCGCTGCGGCATCTGCCATGTGTGTGGCCTCCTTAGTTCCTCCGTGTGCGCCTGATCACATGCCTCTTGTACCAAGGGGTGAAGGCGCCGAGCCTGCTACGTCCCGGGCGTTCCTTGGGCGCGGGTGGCAAAACGCTACCTCCGCCACCATCCGCCACCCAGAAACCAAGGGACGCGCTGATTGCTCTAGAAGGCCAGGCGATAGGCGGCGCCACGTAGGCAGCGATCGTTCCCAGCCCGAACGTGACCGCTTCGGAGGGCCAAGTGACCGTCGCGCCTCCGGTGGCAGACCATGTGCCCAGCGCCGCGGTGAAGGCCTGCGATGGCCACGCAGTCGTGCCGCCTCCAGAAGCGACCCACGAACCTAGCGCGGCGGTGATCGCCTGCGTACTCCACGCCACGTCGGCGCCACCGGTTGCCGCCCAGGTCCCAACCGCAGCCGATATCGCCTGGCTAGGCCAGGTTGCGTTGCCAGGCGTTCCAGCGCCGCCGTCAGCGACCCACGTTCCAAGCCCGAACGTCGCTGCCTGGCTGCCCCATGTGATGGTGGCGCCGCCGGTAGCCGCCCACGTTCCTAGTCCAGTGGTGACGGCCTGCGACGCCCACGCGACAGTGCTGCCACCAGTAGCCGCCCAGGTGCCAAGACCGGAAGTGATCGCCTGAGACGGCCACGAAACCGTGCTGCCGCCCGCCCCTACCCACGTTCCCAAGCCAGCCGTGATAGCCCGGCTGCTCCACGTCGTCGCTGCGTCGCCGGTCGCGGTCCAAGTCCCGACCGCCGCGGTCATCGACCGCGATGACCATGTGGCGGTCGCGTCGCCAGCCCCGCCCGTCACCGCCGCGATAGCGGCGATCAGCGCCAGTTTGTTGCGGGTCGTTGCCACTCTAGCTCAGCTCAACCACGTTCACGTTTGCGGCAGTGGTGGCCTGGCGGGCGTAGAACCTGAGCCCGGTGCCAGCCCAGAACCATTCGGAGGAGCCCGGGTAGATGATGTACCCGGTACCCACTGTGACAGTGGGAGCCGCCCCCGTGGAGAGAACCACGGTCAACTCCTCCGTCCCCTGATTCTCGACCATCACGATCTGGCGACTCGCCGCGTTGGTGTCGAGCGTGGTGCCGGTGCCGGTGCCACCGGAAACGCTCACGGTGTTCTGAGCCACTGCGGTCGGAGCAGCCATGACTCTCCTAGTTGGAGCGGATCTCCATTTCGGCAGCGACCCAGGTATTGCTTGCGCCCCATGTTCCGCCGAGCGTGGCCGTGGTTAGGGCCTTATTCGAGATGCACAGGGCGTTGCCTTGGCCGTTGCCCGAAGTGTTGAAAGCGCAGGTAGTGTCGCTGTTCGGCGTGAGCGTCGTGGCCGAGGTGCCGGAGTGAAGCGCGACGAAAGTGAATGAGGCGGATTGGGTGGTGAGGGTGAGGGTGGCCGCGGTTCCGGTGGCAGTCCCCGTGGTGGTCAGATTGAACGGCCCCGCGGTGTTCGCGCCACGCACGACATAGACCGCTCCCGAGGTAAGGCCTCCCGAACCGTCATCGTTGAGCAGGGAGATCGCTTCCGTGGAGGCTGCCTGGTTGCCGGTCGCCACCTTGTACCAGATCGACGCCGAACCGCTGGCGACGAAGGTGCAGGGCGCCCTGGTGAACGAACCCAGGACCGCCCCGCTGACGTTGGTAAGCGCAGGGGCGCCACACTGGCTGTCGCCATTGCTGAACAGGGCTACGATGATGTCGTTGGTCTGGTAGGTTGAAGCGGGGATCGTGCAGGTGATGGTGGCGTTGCCAGTACCGCTGCAAGTAACCGGCGTTCCGCTCACCACCGAGATCAGCGCGGTGCAGTTGTTGTTGCAGGTCCCGGAGCCTGTCCCCTGCGCCCCGGACGACGGGAGCCTCGTGGGCCCGAGGAGCGCCGCGGCGATGAGCAGCGCGCGAATCATGGGGCAGTGAACCCGCCGAGATCAGCGCGCACGGTGTTCGTCGCCACCCCGATCACGCAAAGCGCGTGCGCCGCGGTGAGTTTGATCGGCACCGGGAAGAAGATCGTGGTAGCTGCCGCGCTGGAAGCTGGGTACCCGTAACGGTTGGCAGTGCCCGAAGCCGGGAAGATCGCCGTGGTTGTGGTGCCGCAGTTGGTGCCCGTGCCGCTCTGGATCGCGCCCGTCCCAGCCGTGGTCGTGGTGCTCTGCCACGCGAGCCAGGACACGTATAGGGACAGGCCCGCCGCCGGGGCGGCTTGGCACTGGGTCAGTGTGGCCGCGATAGCGTTGACGCTGCACCGCCACAGCACCGGGCCGCCCAGCTGGACGTACTGTCGCCCGTCCGGCGCCACCAGCGGGGCGCGGTACTCCCCGGTGGTGACCGCCGTGGGCTGCGCCGCGCCGTCGTTGACCTCGTAGGTGGGGAAGATCGACGGGTAGGGAGTGTCGCTCGCGCGCACGGTGACCGTGGCGCTGCCGCTGGTGTAGGCGCTGACTCGCACCCGCACCCGCTTCGCGCCAGAGCCGAGCACCAGGCCCTTGCCGTAGCCGACCGCCAGCGAAGCGTTGGGCACCGAGGTCAGCGTCGTGCCGCCATCCGCGTCCACGAAGCGGTGGCCGTCCCAGTTGGTGCCATCCCGGGTGGACTCGTTCACCAGGGTGATCCCGGTGGGACTGGACACGGCGGTCACGACGAATCCGGCCGAGGTCTTCCCCGCCATCTCCACTTCACAGGTGGCGTTGAGCGCGCCCAGGGAGCATCCGGCCTGCACCGTGTCGGTCGAGTAGACCTTCACGGCCGACTGCGCCCCAGCCGCCAGCGGGGCAACCACCAGGGCGGCAAGCATGAGTCTGCGCATGGGCTAGGTCAGGGTGATGGCGTCAAGCGGCAGCGTCACGGTGAACGTGCCGCCCGAGCTGCTGATGTCGGAGCCGAAGTTGACCACCGCAACCATCTCGTTCGCGGCGCCGCCGTTCGTCCCGCTCGAGGTGTTGTAGATCATGGCCCCGCGCGCCGTGATGGTCGACGTAGGCCAGGTCGGAGTCGTGAAGGTCAGGCGTGCCGTGTTCGTGGAGAGCGACACGGAGAACCCGGCGAGCGTGGCGCCTCCGGTCGTGTACCCGCCACCGCTCGCAACCTCGTTGGTCGCGGTGTAGGCGCTGGTGGTGCCGTCGAGGGTGGCCGCAGCGACGTACAGCGCCATCTTGTAGGTGTCGCCGGAGCGGTGCCACCCCTTCATCACGCTCTGCTTGTAGGTGTTGGAAACTGCGCTGGTGATCGCCATGACCCGCTAGCTCCTTGCCGCGTAGATGGTTGAGCAGATGTAGCTGACCGTCAGGGTGCCGCCCGACACCGCAACGCTGTTGGCGATGTGCGCCACCCGGCCGCGCGGCGCGCTCACGTTCCAGCCTGGGAACACCACGCGGCGCTGCCCGACCCCTCCGGTCGGGATGCTCACGTCGAGTTCCGGAGCGCGGTACCAGGCCGCAAGGTTCTCGCTCCACTTGTAGGCTTGGAAGGAACCGGTGGTCCCCGTGAACGTCTGCGCGTTCTGGCACTCCACGAAGAGATCGAATCCGCCCACGTCGCTGAGGTTGCAGCCCTCGGTATCCAGCGTGGGCGCGGAGTCAGTCGCATTCTGCGTGCTGGTCACGCTGCGGCCCGAGCTGCCGAGTTCTGCCCAGGTAGCCACTTAGACCGTCCTCGAGCGGCTAGAGGCAACGGCGGCGTTGGTCTCGCCGTTCGCCAAGTGCGCGGCGCGCTTGTCGAGGGAACGAGCCACCGCGTAGCCGACGGCAACGGCAGACACCACCAAGCCCCCGACCCACGGGTGACCCAAGAACATCGCAGCGCCGCCGATGCCCATCGCCACCACCGCGACGTAGAATTCCGTGCTTCGCAGCCCGCTCTTTGGCTCGACTCGATCCATCACGCCCCCGGCATCGGGTATTCCGCGCGCTCTCCCGTGAGCGGCGATTTCGGCATCTGGGGCATGGACCCCTGTAGAGCGTCCCCCATCCCGCCAGGCGCAGGCACCGCTCCGTCAGGCTGCGGCTGGCCGGGCGGAACGGGGCCACCGCCTCCCCCGTCCACCGCGCCCGGGGGAGGGACCGGGGCCACGGGCATCGGAGGAGGCGGGACCCCGAGGGCGGCGAGCAACGCAGGCGGCGCCTCGGACCAAAGCGCCATGTGCTCTTGAACGTGCTCCAAGGCGACATCGGCGGGCGTCACGCCCGGCATCCCGTCAGGACCAGGCTGCGCACTCTCGCGCGCCTCGGGACTGTTCGTGGTGATCAGGTGCTCCCGGATGTGGAGTGGGTGGTTGTCGCTGATGAGCGCGTGACAGGGTTTCCCGTCCGAAAGCCGCTCGTTCTCGGCCCGGATGTTCATCAGTTCCGCAGTCGTGGCCTCGATGACCGGTTCGAGACGGCCCGTATTGAGCACTTGCACGAGCTGGTCGGGAGTCTTGATCACGCTGTCGCCCGTCTTGGGGTTCACCATGCCCAGGAACATCTGGGCGAGGTTCATGCGCCCCGACACCGTGCGGGCAAGCGGGCTGCCCAGGTCCACCGTCACGCGCTCGATCCGGTCGAGGTCCGCGCCCGTGAACTGCTTCATGTACGAGCGGTTCGCCTTGCCCGCCACCAGCGCCACCTGGGGAACCTTGGCGTAGCGCCGGTAAGCCCGGATGATGGCCGTAGCCATCCGCTCGAGCCACTTCACGTACCCGCGTTCCAGGCCCTTGCTGTACTCGATAGCCTTCGCGTCAACGAGGGCGAGCGCGGCGCCGCTCATCGCCTTCTCGTTCACCAGCGTTCCGCGGCGCGCGCTGTTGACGCCAGAGATCGCTTCCATCCCGGCGATCTTCTGATTCTTGTACTCGTTCACCAGTTGCGGGATCTCGAGGAGGTTGAGCGGCTCCGGCTTGTTGGCGCTGCGGATCATCTTGAGATTGCCGGTAACCGACTCGACGTCGAGGTTGTCCCCCGCCTTCACCCACACGGAGCCATAGCCCACGTTGGCGATGGCGCTGGTGATGGTCGAGTCGAGGCTGTTCACGACGTGCTGTGGCGCCAGGAGATCGAACAGGGGCGCGTATCCGAGTTGCGTGCCCACCATGTCCTCGGAGGTCATCCGATAGACGGGCAACTCGTCCATCGGTAGCGGTCCCTCGAAGATGATGCAGTCCTCGGCGCAGAACCGCAGCCGGCGCCCGCCGGGCAGGCCCGGGGTGTCCGCGTGGAAGAAGTCCCACACAGCCACGTCGTCGCTGTCCGTGGAAACGATGCCCTTCCAGTCGCGCGTGAGCGTGGGCCGCTTCGCGCTCTCATCGTAGCGGCTCGGCAGGCCCAAGATGGTCGCTCGCATCTCCGGCCGCGTCTCGGCCAGATCGTAGCGGTTCTCCCATGTGCGCACCGCGTACCAGATGTGATCGTCGGGGTTGGTCTTGGTATGGTCGCGGGCCGTGTCGATCGCCATGTGCCGGCGGAGCTTGATGTCGCCCGTCTTCTCGTTCTTGCCCGTGTCCGGGTTGCGCGTGAAGTCCTGGCCTGCATTCGAGTCCCACAGGACCGTCGCCACGCCCTCGCCGAACAGGCACCCCGCGTCGCGCACGACCTGGATGCCGATGCCCTCTAGGTCCTTCTCGCGGTGCGCGTTGTCGAGGAGGCCCGCGGCGATGATGGTCTGCGCCGCGCTGCTATGGTCGCTGTTCTTGGCCTTGGGCTCGAACGACGGGCGACTCCCCGTCGTCATGATGACGATGTTCTCCCCGATGTTGTGGAGGTGGTTTTCCTTGGAGGTCAGGTACTCATCCGCTTCGCCCGTGACCCCGAGCTGCCCGCGGGTGTTGTAGCCCGCGTAGTATTCCTGCACCGAGCGCACCCACAGGTCGTAGGTGCCGGTCAAGCGAAGCCACTGGTAGTAGTTGTCGATCCGGCGGTACACCTCCTTGACGGCATCGGAGGCAGGCTTCCCGGCCCAGTATTCGTTGTCGTATGCAGCCACTCACCGCCTCCGGATGCCGAACACGCGCGCCAGCGCTTCCGCCTCGGCCGACTTCTGATTGAGCATCCTACGCGGGATCTGGTGGGTCTCCAGCCCAACGTCCTCCGGGAGCGCCGGGTACGGATTGTTTGCCCGGTTGGCGTTGCGGGTCATGTAGATGAGCGCGGCGATGGCGTCCGAATGCCCGATGCCCGGAAGCCGCTCAAACTGCGTGCGTTGCTTGTTCCAGATTCCTTGGAGGAGCGTGCGCCGGAGCAGCTCGCAGGAAGGGTCGATCTCCACCTTCCGGGCCGCCACCAGCATGCGAACCGCGTTGACCTGCGCCTCCAGGTCGTCCTTGTCCGTCTGGATGACCGACAGGTTGTGATCGACCCCGAGGTCCGCCACCAGGCGCGGGTCGACGTCCGTCCAGCGCGTAACCTTGTCGCGGCGCCGCGCTGTGCTCCACAGGGTCTCTTCGACTTCCTTGATGGCGCCTGCGATCTTCGCGGTTGTGGCCCGGTGCAGCGCGCGTTCCGCCTGCACGCAGAGCTTCGCCCGCTTGAAGTCCCAGTAGCCTGCCAAGATGAAGTGTAGATCCTCGAAGCCCACATCCATCGCGAGTAGCGGGTAGTGCCAGCCGATGGCTGCGACGGGCGCGACGATCTCCGTATCCGCTTGCGCGGTGTACTCCGGGATGATGGCGCGCGCTTCGTCGGTCACGTCCTCGCACCAGAGTTCTCGCCTGGCCCTGGTTGCGGTGCGGCCCCCCATCTCCTCGATCAGCTTGTCCTTGGCGCGCTGGCTGATGTGCCGGTTGTCGTCGATGGTGCGCCGGACGTAGTTACCCTTCGCCTTGCATGCGAGCTTGATCGCCGTGCTCTCGTGAGCAGGCGTCTCGGCCGGGGTGCTGATGTGGATGATTCGCCCGCCAGTGGTCGTGAGTTGGGGCAATTCCACGCTGGTCACGAGGTACGCGGGGCGGTCAACGAACCCGATCTCCTCGTTGATGATCAGGTTGGCCTTCGGGCCTCGCGCATCGTCTTCGTGCCCGTTATTCGCCCCGTACATGCTGATCCGGGAGCCGTTGGGGTAGACCCAAGCGGCCTCCGTGTACTTGAACTCTGGTTTCAGGTGCGCGGGGCAGTCCTGCAAGAGCACTGCGAAGTTGGGGAGGGTGAAGTCAAACAAGCCCTTGCGAGAATAGGAGACGTAACGGATAGCCCATCCGGGGAAGCGACGGGCGCACTCGTCTGCGATGAGGATCCCGATGAAGGTCTTGCCGTACTGTCGTGCGAGGTCCAACCAGAACTGTTCGTATTGCGTCGCCGGGTTCTCGAGGAAGTCGCAGACCGCGCGGTAGATTTCAAACTGGTCCGCGAAGAGCTTCCATTCTCCGAGGCACCCGATCTCCCAGAGGTAGGCAATCGCTTCTTCACGGGTCAGTTGAGGGGCAGGTCCGGCCGGGACACTGCCGCCAGCGCTTGGGGCTTCGTTGTGGGCATCTTCGCTGCCGCCAGCGCCTCCGTCAGTTCCTCCGAATCGAACGACACTCCCGCCAACTTGAGCACCGTCTTCGCGGCCTCCAGGCGCGTGCCCTCCTTCTCGGCCCCCGTCATCAGCGCGATGATCGTCGCCAGCGCCTCCGGGGTCTTCTCCTTGGCGAGCCGGCGCACTTCCTGCGACTCTTTCGACCTTCCGCCGGGGTTTCCGCTTTGGCCCTTTACCCACATTCAGCACCCTTGCTCTCAGGCATGCTCTTTGCTTCGTCCTTCGGCTTCTTTCCCTTCCCGAACGTGCGCTCCCACCCGTCGCGGTACGCGTCGTTTGCCGGCCGGGTCTTGATCCAGCCTCGGCCCTCCTTCGTCACCCACTCGTGCTGCCGGCGCTCGCTCATCCCTGACCCCCGGTGTCGGCCCACATGCCTTGCACCTTGCGGGGAGTGCCACGCGCGAGCGCGCCAGCGTCAGCGATGGCCGCGAGCTTCCGCACGATGGTCGCCTGAGCGTCCAGGGCTTCGCGCAAAGCGACGATCTCCGCGTTGGCGACCTTGGGGTGCCGGCGGTCGAGATGGATGCGCCAGGCGACGAAGGCGAGCGAGCCCAGGTAGGCGAGAGCGATGGCGAGGGCGATCACGGAATCCTCCGCAGCGCCAGCTCCACCCTCCCGAGCTGCGACATCCGGGCGTCGATGTCGGACTCGTCCACCGCCAGCACCCGATCCCCCTTGATGATCGCCGTCACCATGCGGAAGTTGTTTCCCTCCCGCTTGATTGTGTAGAGGGTGATTTCCGGGTCTTCCGCCTTCGCCTGTGCCTTCGCCATGCTGCCTCCGATTGTAACGTAGTTGCTGCTGATCAACGCCAACTGTCCGTGTGTGGGCGGGGGGCGCCAGTTCTTGTGCTTCCGGCAAACGCCAAAGTGGCCTCGGCCCGGGAT